CGCTGGTTTTCCCGTTTGGCACATACAAGATCAACACCAGCATTCTGGTGCCGTACAGCAACATCACGATCCTCGGAAACGGAAGCACGATTGATGCTACAACGCTGGCGTACAACGCGGCTGTGCGAGGAAGTGGAGCGGTGTTTAGGTTTGTAAGCCCAAACGCTACTAACAGCCGAACCCTGACTGCTACAGCCGCTGCAGGGACAAACACGCTTACACTGTCTTCTACCGCTAATGCTGCAGCGGGGCAGTTAATCAGAAGTATTTCTACTGAAGCTCAGTATCGAAATAGTGGGGTTACTGCGTATTACAACGACCAAAACAAAATTGTTAATGTTGTCGGCAGTACCGTAACACTTGAGTCCCCACTGCAGTACCCTCTTACTGTGTCCCCATACACGGTAACTGTTACCTATACAACGCCCATCTCAAACATATTTGTGGACGGGTTCAAAATGCTTGGCGGCGGCGTTCGACAAAACCCGCTGGCTAACGGTCTGGGGCCTTGCGGTATTTGGGGAAACTTTGTTGAGAATATCGTAATTCAAAACTGCAAATTTTACGGATTCCAGGGTATCGCTGTTGGTATCGATGGCACCCGCGATCTGGTTGTGTCTGATTGCTACTTTGAGGGGATTGACGCTAACACGGTTGTTGTTGAGGGTCAGAACAGCAGCTTCTACGCGGCTTATGCGTTCAGAGCACGGCGAGTTCTGTTTACTCGTTGCATTGGTCAAAGGGTGCGGCATATTTTTGACGGGGCTGAGGTATATCAGTTTGTGCAATCAGACTCAATTGCCAGCGAAACCCATCAAGCCGCTTTTGGTAGCCACGAAGAGGTGTACGACCTAGATATTGTTGGCAACGTATCTTATGGCTGCAATGCCGGTGTTGTTTTGCGTGCGCTAACCGCTAATATAACAGGCAACACTTTTAATGGGGGGACTGCAAGCGAGGTTGGTATTACCACTAGCGTAATGCTGTATACCGATCCCGGGCGGGCGCGCTTTACTATTTCTAGCAACCGCTTTAATACGCCGTCCACTACAAACGGTTCAATCAATACTAATGCTTGCTGCGATCAATTGACCATTTCAAACAATTTGTTTACTGGAACATTTAGTGGTATAGCCATCGGTAATGTTAATGGTAGCTACGAAAATACAGTTATTGTCGGCAATACGTTCTTGTTTGACGGTTTAACCGCTAACGCAACTGCGATACGGTTCACGTTTTCAACCGGAATTAACGGAGCATTTAGGGGGTTGTTGATTGCAAACAATACCGCTACCGGGTATACGGGAAACATGATCAGCCTATATGGATCATCGACTACTGCTAGCCCTGCGGACTACTTTAAGATTACTGATAATCTTGGGATCGCTGCCAACACAGCATCGTCGGGGATTATTTTGCGGGGCAGTTCGTATTATGGGGACAACATTGTTATTCGCGGTAATACACAATGGGGTGACAGTTCTACAGCTGTGCAAATTTCTGAAGTATACAGAATGAGCGCGTACCCGGTTGTTGAGCTTAACGATGAGTTCACCAAAACAAACCAGGGCAACAGAGCTGTTGCATACGGCGCATCAAGCACACCTACCATACTTGATGATGCCACACTGTTCCGTGGTTCTGTAATTGAAAATACGCAGTCTTCTGCTGGCGGGCCAAATTATTGGGTCGTTACTACGGTCGGGACCAATGGCACGATTGCTGGTGTAATGGGCAGTATTACTGCGGGGACAAATACTCTGACACTCACCGGCAACGATGAAACCAAGGTTTATGCGGGGAGCTACATCGCCATCACTGGATCAGGGCTGGGCCGCGTGCGCGTAGATAGTATTAACGCCGCGTTTACAATCGCTACGTTGTCATCAAATGCGGTAAATACCGTAACCAGTGCAGCGGTAAGCCGTGCAAATCCTGTCATTTCGGCTGGTGCTAACTTGGTGTAAAGCGCGATGAACTTCGACGCCGCCTTTGATCTGCTCCTCAAGCACGAGGGGGGCTATTCTGATCATGCTGCCGATCCCGGCGGGAAGACCCGCTTCGGCATCACTGAAGCCGTTGCCCGCGAAGTAGGGTATCGTGGGGACATGCGCGAGCTTCCGCTGGATCTTGCCAAGCGGATCTACAAGGACCGATACTGGGACGCAGTCAAGGCAGAACAACTGCCCTCTACCGTGCGCTACGTGGTTTTTGACGCTGCGGTGAACTCAGGCCCTGGGCAGTCTGCTAAGTGGTTACAACGGGCGCTAGGTGTGGCAGATGACGGTGTGATCGGCCCAAGGACTCTGACTGCTGCAAACGCAGCAAACCCCGACGCGCTGAAGATGCGTATGCTGGGGCAACGCCTCAGATTCATGGCAGGCTTGACCAACTGGCCTGCTTTTTCCCGTGGTTGGGCGATAAGAATCGCCTCTTTGATGGAGTAAACACATGAACGCTACGATCATTCAAGCTCTTGTACGACACATCCTGACCGCCATTGCTGGCGGAGCAGCAGTTAAGTACGGTATTGATGGCGGCACGCTGGAAGCCATCGTCTCCGGTGTTGCTGCGCTTGCTGGTGTGGGCTGGTCCGTGTGGGACAAGAAGAAGCAATAACTCCCGCTTGCTGGAGCAGTCATGCCACTCAAGAAGATCCTATTCAAACCCGGTGTAAATCGTGAAAACACACGGTACACCACTGAGGGTGGGTGGTATGACTGTGACAAAATCCGTTTTCGTCAGGGCACACCTGAAAAGATCGGCGGTTGGCAGCAGGTAATTAACGAGCAGTTTTTAGGTATCTGCCGTTCACTGTGGGCGTGGGCTACCATAACCAGCGTTAAATACGTGGGTCTAGGTACAAACCTCAAATACTACATAACGCTTGCTGGTGGCGGCGTCTATAACGATGTCACGCCGATTCGGGCGGTTACAGCGCCGGGGGACATTTCGTTTGCCGTTACGACGGGCTCCAACATTATGACCGTAACCGACCCGGGGCACGGCTGTGTTACAGGAGACTTTGTCACTTTTAGTGGTGCTACAGGTTTTGGCGGCAACGTGACCCCTGCGGTCATTGATCAAGAGTATCAGGTAACCGTACTTAGCTCCAGCACGTACACCGTTACCCTTCCGGTCGTCGCCAATATTGCGGATGCTATGTATCTTGATCTGGATTTCGTCACGCCAGAGTACGAAATTTGGGAGACGGCGGAAACGGCTGTTGCCGCGTACCAAATCAACGTCGGAGACGAGATACAGACTTCGCTTTCTGGCTGGGGCGCTGGCGGTTGGGGGCTCGGGTTTTGGGGTGTTACGGTTTCCACCAGCAACATCCGCATTTGGAATCACTACAACTTCGGTGAAGACCTGATTTTTGGCCCAATAGATGGACCGATGTATTACTGGGACGCCACAGCCGGAACTGGGGTGCGTGGTGTGGCGTTGACATCTTTGGCTGGCGCTTCTGATGTTCCGATCATTCAACATCTTTTGCTGGTCTCCGACGCTTCGCGTTTTGTTCTTGCCTTCGGCTGTAACGACTATGGCTCGGCTACACAAGACCCCATGCTGGTCCGGTGGTCTGATCAGGAGAGCGCAGTCAACTGGACACCTGCCGCCACAAACCAAGCGGGTTCCTTGCGGTTATCTCACGGTTCCGCCATCCAGGCCATTGCTCAGGTCCGACAAGAGGTGCTGATATGGACAGACACAGCCCTGTATTCTTTGCAGTACCTTGGACCGCCCGTGGTGTGGGGTTCTCAGCTCCTTGCGGACAACATCTCTATCATCAGCGACAGGGCATGGGCAACCGCCGCTGGCGTTACCTACTGGATGGGCGAAGAGAAGTTCTATATGTATGACGGGCGCGTACAGACGCTTGTCAGTGATTTGCGACAGTACGTTTTTTCTGACTTTAATCTCGGCCAATCCCAGCAAGTTTTTGCATCAACAAACGAACAGTTCAACGAGGTCTGGTGGTTCTACTGTTCCGCAAATTCCACGGTGGTAGACAAGTACGTAATCTACAACTACGCTGAAAAGGCGTGGTATTACGGCAATCTTGGCCGCACCGCTTGGATTGATACAAGCGTCTCTAGTAACGTGCCAATGGCAGTGGACTACAACCGGAGACTGCTCTACCACGAGACCGGAGTGGATGACAACGCTACAAACGTCACGCAGCCTATTGAGGCGTATATCAACTCAAGCCAATTTGACATTGAAGACGGGCACAACTTTGGTTTCATTTGGCGCATGCTGCCCGATGTAAACTTTACGGGCTCCACGACAACAAACCCGTCAGTGACGTTGACACTGCTGCCTTTGCAAAATTCTGGCTCTGGATACAACAGCCCCGCGTCAAACGGAGGCACAAACACCGGAGCCGTAGTGCGTTCAACGACGATCCCTATTACTCAGTTTACGGGTCAGGTTAACACCAGAGTGCGCGGCAGGCAGATGTCAATCGAAGCGCGGTCTACGGCCCTTGGTACTCAGTGGCAGCTTGGCGCTACCCGAATTGATATCCGTCCTGATGGCAGGAAGAGCTAATGACTATCTGGGCCACGATTGTCAAGCGCTTCAAAGCGCCGTCACTACCTAAACCAGAGCAGGAATACAACCGGGTATATTTTGATAACCTCGTCAATATCCTGCGTCTATACTTCAACCAATTAGATAACCTTCTAGGGCAGATTGTGGCAACAACAAGCGGCGCAGTGCCTGTAAGTATTGGCGGGACAAATACTGACGCTTTTGGCCGGGTTCGCACAAGCGCTCCTTACACGCTGTTTGATTCTCAGAACCGCTACGCCATTGACAATCAGTTTGACACCAGCACGGCTACTGGAGGCTCAATAACGTACCTGCCCAACGAAGCCTCGGTGCGGATGGATGTCACCACCTCAAGTGGTTCTGAAGTTGTAAGGCAGTCTTACAGGTGCATGCCGTACCAGCCCGGTAAGGGGCTGTTGGTACTGGAAACCTTTGTGATGAACACCGCCAAGACGGGGTTGCGACAGCGGGCAGGGTATTTTGGAACTCAAAACGGCGTCTTCATCCAGCAAGCAGACAGCACGGTCTCATTTGTCCTTCGGTCTTACATATCAGGCTCCGTGAGCGATGCGCGGGCAGTCAACCAAGCGGACTGGAACGGCGACAAACTTAACGGCACTGGCGACTCAGGGTATACCCTTGACCTGACCAAAGCGCAGATTTTGTGGATGGACTTTGAGTGGTTGGGTGTCGGGTCCGTTCGGTGCGGGTTCATCATTGATGGTGAGTACATCGTCTGCCACACGTTTGAGAATGCAAACGAAGTTACTTCTGTTTACATGACCACGGCAATTCTGCCGGTTCGCTACGAGATCACTAACACCGCAGCAACGGCAAGCGCTTCGTCCATGAAGCAAATTTGCTCTTCTGTGGTTTCTGAAGGTGGGTATGAGCAGACATCCATTGAGCATGTGGCTCGCAGAACTGCAACACTGACCGGCATAGGCACAACCTTTGTGCCGCTGGTTTCCATCCGGCTTGCTTCAACGGCGCTAAACGCGGTGGTGCTGCCTGCCAAATTTAACGTGATGCCCACCTCGACCGGGGATGACTTTGAAGTAGTGCTGGCTAAGAACTGTACCGGGCTGACATCGGCCTCCTGGGCTGCGGTGGCAAGTGATGCCAACGTGGAGATGGATACTTCGGCTACGGCCATGACGCTGGGCACCATCGTGGATATCCAGTACGTGAAGTCCACCAACCAGTCTAGCGGGACGATCAACCAGACTGCCGGGTACAACTGGGATCTTCAGTTGGGGTCGTCCTTGACTGGCACGAGCGATATCTATACGCTGGGCATCCGGGTGCTGTCAGGCTCCTCTGGTGCGGCCATCGGGTCTTTGACCTTCTACGACTTGACGCAATGATATGGCCACTCGCCTCCAAACTGAATCCGAAGTAGAAGCAACCGACCCGGCAGCAGGCGGGCTTTCTGCTTTGTTGCCATCAGATTGGGGTGTTGCTGGGGGGTTGTTTGACGACCCTGCCGAAAAGATTGGTTGGTTTAACCAAAATCAAATAACTCCGGATCAAATTTTGGGTTCAGATCCAGAGGCTGACATTGATTGGATGCGGAAGAACGGATATTCAATCGGCGCACCTTCACCGACTGAACTTGCAACAACCCCTGCTCCCACCGCTGCTAACCCCGTTGACGCCCCTGCGCAATACCCATTTACAGGACCCACGCTAACAGACGTAGACATTTTGAAAATGGCTACGGGGGCGTTACCTGTAGACCTGCAATATGACTTGAACAAAGATGGTCGTATTACATCTGTAGACGCACGACTATTTAAGCAAGATTATGGCAATATTGCGTCACCAACTGGACTTACAGCAACCTCGGCTCCTACTTTCACACTCCCCGCCGCTACCGTTGCCGTTTCTGCTGCCCCCACCTTCACACTCCCCGCCGCTACCGTTGCCGTTTCTGCTGCCCCCACATTCACACTCCCCGCCACTACTCCTGCGCCCACTGCCGCATGGTCTTGGGGTACAAATGAATACGACACGAGGACTGTTGGTGAGTACACATATCAACCTGTGTATTCACAACCTGCCAGCGCGGAAACAGGCGAAGCACCGGGGGCGGTTGAATACGTATACCGGTACAAAACTGGGCAAACAGGTGCCGGTCAGCCTTATGAGATTATCGATAGGGCCACTGGACAAGTAACAGGTACAGGTCAGTTCGAAGAAGGTAGTAAAGGATTCTTCGGAGATTTCTTCAGCACGTTAGGCGGGGCGGTAGAGACAATAGCAACGGACTTTGCTCCGTTGATCATGACCGCTATGAGCGCCGGTGCGCTCGGCCCTTTGGCTGGAAGTATCGGCACTGCGCTTGGAGCGACTGGTGCAACGGCCACGGCAATTGGTAACGCAGCAATCAACGCCGCACTTACTGTTGCACAAGGTGGTAATCTTGAAGATGCGTTGAAAGCCGCCGCTGCAAGTGGATTGAGCGAAGCTGCCGTAAGTTCCGTTGCTGACTTTGCTAAGTCCACGGGGGCGCAGATTGCAAGTCAAATGGGCGGTACAGCCGGAGATATCGCTGGTAAGGCTGTCCAAGGTGCAATTACAGGCGCTGCGGGAGCACTGCCGAGCGCATTGGCGACTGGGAACTTTGGAAGTGTTCTTACGGCTGCGGCTTCTGGTGCGATCACCACAGGATCTGCGGGGATACTGCAATCGTCGGGGCTGTCTTCAAAAGACATTGGTGCGGCAATCGGCATCGCCAAGGGCATTCAGTCTGGGGATCTAACCCAAGTTCTGGCTGGGGCCAATAACTTCATCGATAGCCCTGAGCTGGGGCTTGCTACGTCCGCAAGCCGCCTCGCCACCGCAATTGACTCTGGTGACCAAGCTGCCATAACCGCTGCAATAAAGGGGTTTGGCTCTGAGATAGATAAGTACCAGACCGATAAAACGGTATCCGCTGCCTATGCCGACCCGTCTCGGTCGCAGGATGTTCTGCAGCCAACTCCCGCCCCGACGCTCGCCCCGACGCTTGCTCCCACGCTCGCACCTACGCTTGCTCCCACGCTTGCTCCGACGCTCGCCCCAACTGCGCAGTCAATTTCAGACGCGCTTACTGAAGCGTTTACTTATAACCAAACACCGATAGATCAACTTCCTACGCCTACAACGGAGGAAGAACTCAATAGATACGTGAACCGGGTTATTCAGGAGACCGCGCCGGGTACAGATGTTGCCGCCCTTCCCGCCTTGGCAGGAGTAGCGTTAGCTCGTGGGGTGCCTCTAGCGATTGAAGCAGTTGAAACCGCTATGCCCGCCATCGCACGTATGGCAGCAAACGACCCACGGTTCAAGGCGTTGGTCCTGCAGTCAAGCAACCCGCTGATGCAGTACGTGGCTACAACGTTGGGATTAACCGCCGCCGCTGTTATTCCTGGGGATGTAGCTGCGCCCGCCCCTGCACCGACCGCACCAGCAGTTACCGTAAGTCCAGAGGTTCAACAAGTAGTCATCACAGGTAAACCGCTTACTCCGTAGAT